ATCGATAATTCAACTACCATTAACAATCTTACAGATGGCTCAGGTTGGTCTCTTCCAGGACCATACACCAATGAGTCAGCTGCAGCTAGTGCTGGTATAGCAATTGGTCAAGCATATTATGATAATGGTGGTACGGTAAGAGTCAGACTTACTTAATTCCTAGCTCTTTCTCTGTGATGATCTGAAACTTCCAGCCTCGATCTTTACAGTACTCTTTAGCTGACTGCCACTTCTTACTATTAACTCCAAACGTAGCAACCTCATTAATGTACTTTTTGGTCTTACGGCTACGGACAGTAGGTGGTTGAGTCTGAGCGTATGGTTTTACTTCGATAAGTATAGTATCGGTCGCACCTTTAGCAGTGCGTACCTTTATAAGGAAGTCAGGATAGTATCTGTGAAGTCGACCATCTAATGGTGATCTGTATGGTATAATCACTTCCTCACTACACCATTCCAATACATTTGGGTTGTTATCACAATAAACCATGAACATCCTTTCCCAACTAGAGCGATAAATAATACAATCGGGATCACCTTTGTATTTGTTAGGATTGCGTGGTTTATAGTATCCCTTATGTGTTCTCATTAAACTATTTAGGTATCACATGGCCGAACTTAATCTACCATCTACAATAACAGGCGAAACCGATAGTCCAATTGAAGGTCTCACAGACTTTATTGGTGAAGCTGCTGAGACAGTTAACTCAGTAGACGAAGCACTAGGTGTTTTAAATAGATCACTTACTAGTCAAGGTAGCATACAGTTCCCTAGTAACCTTGGTAATAGATCTGTACAGTTCCAAATTAAGACTAGAGTTAAAAATAAACAAAGAGGAACGGCTGGTTTTAGTCTCGGCTCGTTAATCTCTCTCCCTATACCAGCTAACCTTTCAACAGGATACAATGCTCAGTATGGACAAGAAGGGTTGGGAGTGCTTGGTAATCAGGCTATGTCTATGACAGAAAGAGGTATTGGTACAGCTCAAGCAATTGCGGAACTTAAAGACAATGGAATTAATTTAATTAACGAGCAAGCAAAAGCCATTGCTGCTAGTGCTAGTCAAGAAGTAGCTGGTGTACTAGGTGCTGCTATTGGTAAAACTGTTGGTACAAATGTTGGAGTTGGTTTAGCTACTGCTGGACTAGCTGGCATTGGAGTTGGTGCTTTGAGAGGAGCTGGTCTTGCTGTCAATCCTCACTTAGCAGTATTGTTTGAAGGAATGAACTTTCGTAACCACACATTCAACTACAAGTTTGCTCCAAGAGACGAGGGTGAGTCCAATTCACTTAGAACCATCATAAAAGAATTTAAGAACGCAATGCATCCAGTTGCTGACAATGGTGCATTTTTTGAATATCCAGATGAATTCCTAATTAAGTTTCCACAGGATCAATTCCTATTCAAGATTGGTTCATCAGTATTGACTAGCTTCTCTATTGACTACACACCAGATGGCGGATCATACTTTCACAATAACGGAGCTCCTGTGTCTGTAGCTTTGTCTTTACAGTTTACAGAACTAGACATCTTGACCAAGAAAGAGATAGGAGATGACAGGTAATGTCTAATATGTTCGATAGATGGCCAACTGTATCGTATGATATAAAGAAGAACGGTAACCCACTTCAGCTTACCGACATCACTCTTAGGTTTAAGATTAATGAACTTTTGCGAGACAAGAGCGCTATCATGTACCAGTACGATGTACAGGATGGCGAGCGACCTGATATCATTGCATACAAGTACTATGAGGATGCTAAGCTAGATTGGGTGATACTTCTCACCAATAACATTATTGATCCACAATTCGAGTGGCCACTAGATGACAGATCCTTTGAAAGATATATGAGAAAGAAGTATGGATCATTGGAAGCAGCCAAACGTACTAATCATTCATATGAACAAGTATTACACTTTCAGTCTGTTAACTTTGATGGTACTATCGTTCCAGAGAAGAAGGTGATCATCGATAAGGAATCATATGATAATGCTAATCCTACATTAAGACAGTTAGGAACGTATAGAGCAATCGATAAGTATACTCATGAGCTAGAGCTTAACCAAGCTCGCTCTCGGATTAAGATACTTGATAAGAGATACCTTCAAGGATTGCTTGGCACCTATAGTGATATCATTAGACAGTCTCGGATTTAATATAATATGGCCTTAATTCATCCACCGCAAGGATTAGCTAATCGACATACCCTTGCGTTAACATCTCCTATAGCATCTGCTGCAATTGAACTTAGCTTAATGATAGCTGAGATCAATATGTACGAGGATATGTTTGGTGGCTTTATGAGAATGGAAGTCGTGATATCTGATGCTGTAGGACTAATGGATAAGTTTCCAATAGTAGGAGATGAGACTCTAACATGGACATACTACCTAGAAGGATACGATCCATACACTCAAATCTTTAAAGTGTACAAAGTATCAGGAAGATCAGTAGATAGAGCAAGAGCTCACAGTATGGTTATTCATGCTATTTCATTACCAGGATATAAAAATTCTTTCGAGTATTTGTATAAGCCATACATTCAAAAGAAGCCTCATGAAATAATTGACGATGTATGTACAAATTATCTCGGTCTTCCTACAGGAGGAGGACAGGGACAGAAGGCTCTAGTCACTCCAGTCCCAACAGAAAATACCTACACGAGAGTCAGCTCAGGACAAAATCCTTTGCAGTTAATAAATTTTTTAGCGGCAGAATCAAAGAGTACACAGGCTAAATCGTATAAACACCCATCAAATTATGTTTTTTTTGAAGACAATAAACAATTTAATTTTGTTCCTATCTCTCATCTGATGGAGAAGGAAACAATCAGAGATTTTTTTCTCTCAGTTCCTCAAACTAGAGACAATAGAGGAAATGCGATAAAAATCCACCCAGGAGAGTCAATCCTTTCATTAAGAATGGTCGACTCGTTTGATGATTTAGACAGTCTTCACAGAGGAACTTACCTGAATGAAGTGAACATTATCGATCCAATACTGAAACGATTCAAGATGCATCCGATATCAGGAGATGATGAGATCAAACATGAGTTCAAGTACGATAGAGACTTTGACGACCTCACTCACCTTCCTAACAGTGGAGAGAAGACAGTAAGTCCAAACAGCGACATCATCAAAGGGAAGAAACCATACGCTGCTCACAGACGGATGATGATTACTCAGTACGAGAAGGACAGTGAGACTTACCCTGTCGACTCTTCTGCTTACTTTAAAGAGATGCAGCCATTCAAACCTGGTGATCAATTACTCGATCCAAGACAGAGACACAAGAACCTTCCCGAGTCTCTACACGAGAAAGAAAACTTATTCAATCATGTAGTCGAGGTGACTGTACCTGGTGATCCAGATGTTACTGTTGGTAAGTTAATAAAAATCAAAGTGCCTCAGCCAACATCGTTCAAAGATATTAATGATCAAGATTACCTATTACTGTATGGTCAAGAGGCTACGTTCCTCATTACAGCAGTTAGGCACATCTACAATGCTACTATTGATTCGTATACCATGGTACTGTCATGTAGTGCTGAGTCGTTTGCAAGAGAGCCAGCTGGAGAGAAGGTGATATAATATGAAAGTTAAACAAGAATTCTTCGGATTCAATCCTGTGATGTGGATGGGAGTTGTTGAAGATAACAAAGATCCATTGAAGCTAGGTAGGTTGAGAGTCCGAATCTTTGGATGGCACAATAGTAAGCCAACTGAAGTTGATGGTGAGCCTGGTGTTAAGACAGAAGATTTGCCATGGGCTCAAGTGTTGCAGCCTGTCAATGCAGGACCTAATAGTGGTATCGGTGGTCCTTTGACAGGTATTGTTCAAGGCACTTGGGTGATGGGTATGTTTTTAGATGGAGAGATTGCTCGTGAACCTCTAGTGATGGGTTCGCTAGCTGGTATCCCTACCTCTATGAACCCTAACCCAGATGGTGGTCCTCCTACTGAAGGCTTCTATGATCCAGATGGTCCTGTAAAAGGATTCCCAAGAATATCAAATGACTGGACCGTAGATGAACCAGACACTAACAGACTCGCTCGTAATGATAATACTGCGATGGGTGATCCTAAAGACTATACTCACACCATCATTGATAAGAAGAAGAACAGGCAGCATAAGAGTCAGTATGGTAATGGCTATGAGATTGAAGAGCCAGTACTTGATGGATGGGATAAATTCAAGTCGAAGTATCCATTAAATAGAGTACTGGAGACTAAGTCAGGTCATATCTTTGAGATTGATGACACTCCTAAATTCGAACGTATTCACATCTACCATAAGAATGGTAACTATATTGAGATCGGTGGTGCAGTAGGTGCCATGAATAGAATGGATAAGGTTGTTGGTGATCAGTTCACTATGATTGATGGTAATCATTACAAGAGTGTCCATGGTGATATAAATGTTGTTGGTAGACATATACAGCAACTGTCACAGACAACAGTAATAGAAGGACAGTCGATTACATTGAAAGCACCTGCTATGGTCCTTGCTGCTAAGAAGGTCCATGTTGCTGAGTCGTTGTCAGTAGGGAGAGGTGCTAGTTGTACAATCGTCGATATTAGAGGTCGAGTGTTCGAGGTGAAGAATGGTATCGTTGTTGCATCAACGGATAGTTAATGGAGATATGAGATGCCAAGTATATTAGACATACAACAAGATGCACAGGACGTAGTTCGTTTTTCTACGGTTGGTCTTGGTACACTTAATAAACTGAAGCTTGATACGATCACATATAACATCGTTGATAAAGACGGTGCTGTGAAGAGGTCGTATGAAGGACGTGATAATAGACAGGCTGCTTATGATGATGCGGACAATAGCAACTTTGCTGAAGAAGAGGGAGCTCCTTTTCATGTAGAGGCTAAGTCTAATTTAGGGATCGATCCTGAGACAGGTGCTTTAGACTTTGTGGTTGGTAGTCAGGTAGGGATCTTATTTCCAACCGATGAGATTAATGCAGCTGCAGATGCTATTACGGCAGCAGTCGATTGTGCTATTATCGAAGACATGATTAAGAGAGAGATACAGGCTCTAGTTGATCAGCTAAAGACAAAGGCTACTGCAGCAGGAGATGTCAGTCCGTTTGGGGAGCTAATGAACATCCCATCTAATCCGTTAAAGATTATATCGTGGGTTAGAAAGTTCGTATCGATGTATATTGGTCCTCAGGTGCTTGCAATGATAGATCTGGCTATACAGCTAGCACAGTTGGCCGCAGCTGTACAGAAGATTACTCAGGCAGCAATTGCAGCACAGCAGAATATTCAGCTATGTGCAGCTTCGATTGTAGACACTGCTGTCGACTCGCTAATAGAATCATCATTAGATGCATTAGGTACTACAGAAGCAGAGATCAACAACATCCTGTCTACTGTTAGTACGGTACAGTCAAAGATTAGTAACATCACAGGGAAACCAGCCAAGTTTCAGACGGGCAGTATTGAGCAGCTAATAGAATCAGCAACGACAGAGAACAAAGCAGCGTTTGTATCAGACGTTAATGAATACGCGACAGCATCATTAAGTGAAGCAGAGTCAAGTCTTTCAGCAAACGCAGTTAGCTCAATAAGCACTTCTTTGTCTGGGGACAGTGCTTTTGCAACTAGTTCGTTGGCTAGTGCAGGTGCTGTTACAGCTCAGCAACAATTCACGGTAGATGGTACTACCTTTACATTTGAGAACGGAATTTTAACAGCAGTGGCTTAAGGAGACTAAAATGAGCACTAAAGATATGTTGGACAATCACGTGGCTACTCTCTCTGCAGAGTATGAGAAGTTTGAGAGTGGTAATAAAGCAGCGGGTACTAGGGCACGTAAGGCGCTGTCTGAAATCGGCAAGTTGTGTAAATTATTACGTCAAGAGATACAAGCAAGTAAGAACAGCGATAAATAATAGACAATAACTATAACTGGACGCTCCAATGCCTAGCGGTGCTCTTAACCCTTTACTTAAAGAAGTCGTTTTCAGTGATGTAAACGTTTCTTTTACACCGCATCCAGTTACTGGCAAACTCCCGGTGCTTAAGAATGCGGATGCTGTTAAGAGAGCTGTCCGCAACCTTATACTAACTAACTATGGCGAACGTCCTTATGAGCCTCTATACGGTGGCAACGTAAGGGCTGCTTTATTCGAGAATACAGACGACCCTTTATTAGACGCTCTTATTCGTGCGCGAATAGAAACGGCTATTGAGAATCATGAGCCTAGGGCTAAGGTTGATAGGGTGTTAGTAGATGTAAAGCCTGATTCCAATGCACTGGTTATTCGAATAAGGTTTACAATAGTTAACGAACGGTTCCCAGTTGATCTAGAAGTAGCAATAGAAAGAGTAAGGTAAATGGCTGCTAATAACGCACTTATAGTAACAGACATAAACTTTGATACGATCAAAGGTAATCTACAGGCGTATCTTTCTAGTCAGTCGGAGTTTCAGGACTATGACTTTGAAAGTAGCGGTATGCAGACTATTATTCAGCTGCTTGCTTATAACACGTATTATAATTCGATCTATACAAACTTCGCTTCTAATGAATCGTTCCTAGATACAGCGCTTATTAGGAACAATGTTGTAAGCCGTGCTAAGATGCTTGGGTTTACTCCTAATAGTGCTAGGGGTGCAAAAGCGACTCTAAATGTTACGGTTAATCCTGCAGGCTCTCCTTTATCAGTAGTAGTACCAGCTAACACTACATTTACTAGTATTGTTGATGGGGTGGGTTATACATTCCAGTCTATTAATAGCACTACCT